AGAATAATCAGCTAAATTAGATGATGTTCATGTCCAAACAAGTAACAGTTCCGTAGAAGTCCGAACGAACCATCTTCTTACCGTAACGAGTCATCACACCCTTACGAGGAGTGAAGTCCTCAGGAGCGAAGATTGTTGGAGTAACGATAAGAGGTACGTATGGAGCATACACATAACCAGTTTCAAGGTAAGAACCACCTTTGTATCCGATCAACACTTTGTTACGTGGGAAGTAAGGATCTTTGTAAACAGTGAATCTGTTAGAAAGATTACCGATCTTCTCAGCGCCGATAGAGAGAGCAGAAGCTTGTCCCTGTCCGTCGATAGAGTATGAAGGCTTGTACATAACGCTTGATTCGAAGATTGTAGCAACATCTGGACCGATAACGATGAAGTTCGCAGAACCACGAAGGGTTTTTCTGTGAATGATGTTAGCAGCATCGATGATGGTTTCTACAAGAGTTTCGTACCAATCACGAACTGTACCAGTGAACTGAGGTCCTGGGCGCAATGATGTATTACGTGGAACTTCAACACCTGTCAATTTGTTTACGAACTTACCAGGTGCACGTGACCAGTAAAGGTTAGCACCATTAGCTTGTGTCAACAAGTCGTTAAGAACTTCACGATCCAATTCGAGAGCAATTTGCTCAGAAAGAATTTGAGTCAATTCAACTTCCGCATCAAGTGAGTGATAAGCGTTAAGGTCTTGAGCAAGCTCTGGAGACCACTTAGCTTTTAACTTACGAGATACAGCTGTAACAGCGAGAGACTCGATCTTGATGTCGATTTCTGGAATAATAGGAGCTTTGTTAGCATCATGTGTACCAGAAGATGCGAATTGAGATTCAAACTCAGGTACAGTCAATGCATCACCGACTGTAGAATCAGAGTTGAAGTTACCACCAGCCACGAAAGAAAATTGTACATCATGGCCACCGCTATAATCAATTGGTGCACCTGTGACAGGAATTACTGTCATCAAAAGATGATTTCCACCAATTGGGTCAACAGTCACTTTACCACTAGAGTTTAACTTAACAAGCTTGTTATGTCTTCTGAAGTTAAGTAAACTTCCACCAGCTTGTAAAGACGCAGGAACAGTTGTCAAAAAGTCAACACCAGTGTCACCACCTGCACATGTAATATCTTGCAACATAGTTAAATCAATCGGAAGAGCAGAACCTTCACCTGAGGCCTTGGCGATTTGCGATACGAGAGTTTCAGAAGAACCTGCAATAGACATTCCGGTACCACTTTTAACAGGTACTAACAAGAATGCAATACCTCCAATGTCTCCGTCTGCAATTGCTCTCGCAATTTCAGAATCAAAGTCAACCAAACGACCAATAGCACCGGTTAATTCTGTATGATAATTATCTCCTGCTGACCATGCCTCACTACCAGTTGCAGCTGCAACGCCAGCAGCTGTCATAGAAACAATACCCGCAACATTTCTAGCAGGTGCACCTAAATTTACATCGTCTGCAAGAATGTGGCGACGTGAGTAACCAGAACCAAGAAGGTCATACTGTCCACCAATACCAAGAGATCCGGATTGGATGCCCTTACCAGTTGGCTGATTATAGATAGATTCACCAGATGCATATGTTTCTGCACCGTTTTCACCACCAACATCTGTTCCATACGTGTAATCTAAGTAGAAAAGAAGCCCGCTTGGAAGTGACATAGGTTGGATAGAAACAAGTTCGTTAGCAACCAATCCACCAAACACACGACGTACAATTGGGAAAGCAACGTTTTGGAAACCACGGATGTCACCACCAGTAGCTGTACCTGTGCTAGACCCACCAAGAGTATTTGTTTCACGAAGCAATTGTGCAGCTTGGTTTTCAAGCATAACAGCCATGTTTTCGCGGTTGTAGCCACTAAGGCCACGAAGAAGACCAGTACGGTTCCACTTTTCAGTCAATCGTTGGTGTTGTGCACCCATGTGACGCTGGCGGATACCTTCGGTCAAAGTTTTCATTGTAAAAGACATGTTGTCTCTCCTTTATAAAATTTGTTTGAAGTTATTTTTTAATACCAGCAAGAACTGCCCAACGATCCAACTCGACTGCATTACCGCGGGCTGCCTGGCCCGACTGCAACGATCTGTTAGAATAGGTTGTTCTTGATTCATTGAGAGTAGCTTTTGCTTTTTTAGATTCAGCTAACTTTTGAGCTTGACGCTTGTTCAAGGACTCATTCAATGAGGTGAAAAGCAACTTGGCTTCGCGTTGTGTCTTGGCATTATCCAT